CTTTTTAGCAATCACATTCTAAATAGACTTGATAGTAACGAAACAGCTATCCGTTATTCTAATGCAATGTTGAGCGACATTGAAAAATCCATACAGGAAATTAAAGTTAGAACATCAGAAGCAATCTCAAGTAACGAACTACGGAACGCTTACATATCTATTGAAGATAACAAACGCTTTTTTGAATATGAAGTTAAGATGTCTCGAAAAAGTATTGAAGAGTTTATCTCAAAGTTGAACGTAGATATGGAACAATTGAACGACATGGTAAATAAAAATAATTCTAACAATCAAATACTAGAAGATAAATTAAACTATGTCTTACAAGAAATAGAACTTCTACAAGAACCACAAGAGATAATAGAAGAACCAATAGTAGCTCCAGAATCTTTAGATACTATTAGAGGAACGACTACTATAGAATCCTACAGAGAAGAGAGCTGTGCTTTTGAATTAAAGTCAGGCTCACAAAATAAAACTAAAGTTATACAGAAAGCAGTAGATAAAACTAGACGCAGAGGTGCATACAATCTTATTGTTTTATTTAACGTAAACAAACAAGGTGTGGCAGAAATCTTTAATGTTAATTCAAACAACGCTCCAACAAAATTAGAAAGTGCTGTACATTCTTATGTATCTAAGTTAAAATTTGTACCTAAAGATGTATTACAAACTAATTGTGAAATGTCTTTCAATTTAAATGTAACATAAACGAGGTAAAAAAAATGGCAGAAAATACTTTTAATCCTGCAAGTGGTGTTGGCGAAGTTACAGGTCGCGCCTATTACGCAAGTGTAACAACACCTAATACTACTTTCGACCACAAGTGGGAAGTTAATCTTGTATTAGATGATGAAACTCTAGATGACTTTGAACAGCGTGGGCATCCTGTAAAAGAAAAAGATTACGGAAGATTTGTAAACTTTAAAAGAAACGTAGATAAGAAAGGTGGAGGGCAAAATGCACGACCTGTTCTTATTAACGAGGAACGTCAACGTGTAGATACGTTACCTAAAATTGGTAATGGATCTCTTGTTAAAGTACAGTATGGCGAGTACTCTTGGGAGTATAGTGGTAAGTCTGGTAAAGGAAGAGACTTAAAAGCTATACAGTTAGTAGAGCTTAAAGAATACATCGAGCCAGATGGATCTGGTATGTATGATGAAGGTGATTTCTAATGACAGAAGAAAACCAAGCCTCAATTACTATTGAAGGTGTAAAAATAAACGCTGATGAATTATCAGAAAATGCTAAACATCTTGTTGTTAGATTACAAAGTTTACAAAACGATAGAAATATTTTAGCGCAGCAAGTACAAGAAAAAGATATACTTATGTCTGCTTATCGTAATGAACTTATTCTAGATTATCAAAAAGATAAAACAGTTGAAAACAAAAAGGAGGAAGCTAACGAAGAAGAAGTGAAAGCAAACAAATAAACCGTTAATACTAGACACTCCATAGCTGTACTCCTTAGACTCTTGTTGTTATGGGGTGTCTAGACTTTCTTAAAATATTGGGGAACAAGAATGAATACAAGATCAGAAAGCAAATTTATAAAACACATACCATGCGACTCTTGCGGTAGTAAAGATAACAACAGTTTATATGACGATGGACACACTTTTTGTTTTGGATGTAACAAAAGAACTCCTCCTAAATTATTTGGAAATCCTGTACCTCCAGTAAGCACCTTACCTACAGATAGAAATTCTTTTTTACATTCGTATAAAGGATCTTACAACGCTCTCGAAGATAGAAAGATTAGTCTTAAAACAGCTAAAACTTTTGGAGTTTTATCTAGCCCTAACAAACACGTTTACCCTTATTATAATAACAACGAAGTATCTGCTACTAAAACAAGAGAAGTAGATACGAAGAAGTTTTATTCAGGCGGTAACTTTGAAGGCACAGGATTATTTGGAGAACAATTATATCGAAACACAGGCGGTAAGTACTTAACTATTACCGAAGGTGAGTGCGATGCTATGGCTGTACATCAAATGTTTGGCGGTAAGTGGGCAGTAGTATCTCTTAAAAGAGGATGCGCCTCTGCTGTAAAAGATATAAGAGAAAGCATAGAGTTTGTAGAAGCTTATGAGAATGTAGTACTTGCATTTGATAACGATGATGCAGGACAAAAAGCAGCAAGACAAGTAGCCCGAATACTAAAACCAAACAAAACAAAGATCATGTCTTTTCCTACAGGCTTTAAAGATGCTAACGATATGCTTAAGCAAGGAAAATTTGAAGAGTTTACCAAAGCCTGGTGGGAATCTAAAACATACACACCATCAGGTATCCTAGAGTTATCAAGCAAAAAGAACGATTGGTTACAGCGTGAAGACAAAGAAAGTATTCCTTATCCGTGGGAAGGTTTGAATAAAAAACTATATGGTATGCGCAAAGGAGAGTTAGTTACTCTTACTGGCGGTACTGGTTTAGGTAAGTCAAGCGTCACTAGAGAACTAGAACATTGGCTCATCAAAAACACTACAGACAACGTAGGCATTGTAGCTCTAGAAGAGAACTGGCTTAGAACTGCAGACGGAATAGTATCTATTGAAGCTAATGATAGAATTTATTTATCAGAAAAAAGAGCTAAGTATTCTAATGAAGAACTAGAACAAATGTTTGACAATGTAATAGAAGATGGTAGAGTATTTATACACGCACATCTTGGAGCAACAAACATAGATGAAATATTTTCTAAGCTACGCTACATAATAGTTGGATGTCAATGTGAATGGGTAGTAGTTGATCACTTACATATGTTAGTAAATGTAATGACAGAAGGAGATGAGAGGCGAGGAATTGATAGCTTAATGAATCGTCTTAGATCTTTAGTAGAAGAAACAGGAGTAGGTATGATACTTGTTTCACATCTTAGAAGAGCAGCAGGTGAGAAAGGACATGAGCAAGGTATCGAAGTATCTCTATCTCACTTAAAAGGATCGCAAGGAATATCACAGCTTTCTGATTGTGTAATTGCATTAGAAAGAAATCAACAGGCAAATGATCCAGAAGAAGCAAACACAACAAAGGTAAGAGTTTTAAAGTCTAGATATACTGGGGATACTGGACTAGCTTGTAGCCTACAATATAATTCTAATACAGGAAGACTATATGAAACAGACTCTGATTTCTCTCCCCAACAAGATAGCACATCACCGTTTTAAAAAGGTAATATTTGATATAGAAACAGAAGGTCTTGAAGGTAACGTGATACATTGTATCGTTGCTAAAGTTATCGGAGGGGGAACTTACTTGTTCCCTCCTGATAAACTTCAAGAAGGTGCAGACTTAATTGAAAGCGCAGATGTTCTTATCGGACACAACATCATAGGCTTTGATATCCCTGTACTTAAAAAACATTTTAATCTTAACCTTACCAATCACATTGAAGATACACTTGTTGTTTCTCGATTAGTTAATCCTGTTCTTACTGGTGGCCATAGCTTAGAGAATTGGGGATACATTCTTTATCCTAATGAAGCTGATAAAAGAAAGGCACAACAACCTGACAGTTGGGAAAACTATACTGAGGAAATGGGAAAGTACTGCATCCAGGATGTAGAGTTAAATGCAGATGTCTATTATAAACTTCTTGAACAAGTAGAAAACTTTAGCCAAGAATCTGTCGATCTTGAACATGCTGTTGCTAAGATAATGAAAGAACAAGAGATAGATGGGTTTATGTTAAACGAACAAAAATCTACCATGCTTGCTGCTAAACTTAATTCTAAGATGGCAGAGATAGAAAAGAAAGTACACGAAACATTTAAACCTAAATGGGTAGATGATAAGTTAGTTACTCCTAAGTTAAGAAAAGATGGAACGCTTTCTAAGGTAGGCTTAACTAATGAAGAGATGCGTAAATGTTTACGAGCTAATAACTTTGAACCTTTTATGAGGCAGAAGTGGGTAACATTTAATCTTGCTAGTCGTAAACAGATTGGTGAATATCTAATAGACTTTGGATGGAAACCTACCAAGTTTACACCTACCGGGCAACCTATTGTAGATGAAACTACACTAGAGAAAGTTAAAGACATACCAGAAGCTACACTTATTGCAGAGTTTATGATGCTACAAAAAAGAGTAGCACAAGTATCGTCTTGGTTAGAGTTATCTAAAGACGGAAGAGTGCATGGATTTGTTATACCTAACGGAGCTATTACAGGGAGGATGACTCATCGAAGTCCAAACGTGGCCCAG